ACCATGAAAATAAAAGAAATTATATCCGAAAAAAATTGGATGGATATGGACGATGATATTAAACGACTAAGCAAGCACCAACAAAAGCAAATTGATCGTAAAAAGAATGTTCAAGCTCATGATGAGCTTACAAAAAATCTTGGTTACAGTCCTGAAAAATCAACACAGGCATTAATACATGCAAAAAAACATGGTATTGAACCAAGTGCAATGGTACAAAACTCTCCTCAATATAAAATGCGAGGACGTGGATATAAGAGTATCCGTAATAAATAAAAGTGTAAATTAAAGGTTGACTTTGTTTCAACCTTTATGTTATAATAAGTTCATGAGTGCAAACAGCACAAATGATCCAGGCAATTAACGGCAAATATAGGAGAATTACTATGCCTACCTTAGCAGAAATAAGAGCGAAGTTAGTAGCTCAAGAACAAAAAACCGGTGGTAACTTTACTACCGACAATGCAATTTACCCCTTTTGGAATATCCCGGAAAACACAACTGCAACATTAAGGTTCTTACCTGATGGTGACGCAGAAAACACTTTCTTTTGGCAAGAACGCCAAATGATTAAGATTCCATTTGGAGGTGTTAAAGGCCAAGACGAAGGACGAAATGTTTTAGTCCAAGTTCCTTGTGTAGAAATGTGGGGCAAGGAATGTCCGGTTCATGCGGAAATACGTCCTTGGTTTAAAGATCCATCTTTGGAGAACGAAGCTCGTAAGTATTGGAAAAAGCGGTCTTATATCTTCCAAGGATTTGTAGTCGAAAATCCACTTAAAGATGACGAAACTCCTGAAAATCCAATTCGTAGGTTTATTATTAATCCGTCAATTTACAAAATTATATCGGCGGCATTAATGGATCCTGACTTTCCAGAGATTCCAACTGATTACGAAAATGGTACCGATTTTAAACTTACCAAGACCCAAAAAGGGCAATATGCAGACTATTCAACATCTAACTGGGCTCGTAAAGAAAGAGCATTAAATGAGTTCGAAAGAACCGCAGTTGATACAAATGGCTTGCATAATCTTAATGATTTTATGCCAAAGCAACCAAACGACGACGAAGTTAAAGCAATTTTCGAGATGTTTGAGGCTTCGGTAGCCGGTGATTTATATGACCCAGAAAAATGGGGCTCATATTACACACCAGCCGGCATGAGTAAAACTGGGGGTGATACTAAAACAGTTCCTACTCCAGAATCCAAAAGCGAACCTGCAAGTACTGTTGAACAACCTGTAGTAGAAGAACAGACACAAGCAGAGTCGACAGAAACTGAAGAGGCAACTGACGGTAATAAGCCTTCGGCCGACCAAATTCTTGCAATGATTCGTGAACGCAAGAATTCCTAATATATCTTAAATCAGCGGGGCAGAGATGCCCCGCATTTTCTTGGAAAGTTAAAAAATGTCTAGACCTTTTGATATCTCAAAATTTAGAAATAGTATTACAAAAGCAGTACCAGGAATGGCAGTAGGATTTCATGATCCTGTTGATTGGATTAGTACTGGTAATTATGCTTTAAATTATTTGATTAGTGGAGACTGGAGTAAAGGTATTCCGCTTGGTAGAGTCACATGTTTTGCAGGTGAATCTGGTTCCGGTAAAAGTTACATATGTTCTGGTAACTTAGTTAAACAAGCACAAAAACAAGGTATCCTACCTATTATACTTGATTCAGAAAATGCCTTAGATTCAGATTGGCTAGAAGCAATTGGAGTTGATACAGCCGATGATAAACTTATGAGATTTGGTGTTTCAATGATTGACGGAGTAGCAAAATTTGTAAGCGAGTTTATGAAAGGCTACCGCGATCAATATGAAGATGTACCATATGAAGAACGTCAAAAAGTTTTATTTGTAATGGATTCATTAGGTATGTTACTTACACCAACTGACATTGACCAATTTGAAAAAGGCGATATGAAAGGTGATATGGGTAGAAAACCTAAAGCACTTACTGCCCTTGTTCGTAATAGTGTTAATTTAATTGCAGGAAATCCTGTAGGAATAGTTGCTACTAATCATACATATGCATCGCAGGACATGTTCGATCCAGATGATAAAATTAGTGGAGGACAAGGTTTTATATATGCTTCCTCTATTGTAGTAGCAATGAAAAAACTTAAATTAAAAGAAGACGAATCAGGAAATAAAATAACTGATGTACGTGGAATTAGGGCGGCTTGTAAAGTAATGAAAACACGTTTTGCAAAACCTTTTGAGAGCGTACAAATTAAAATACCATACGATACCGGAATGGACCCGTATAGTGGTTGTTTAGATCTGTTTGAAAAAGCAGGTGTTATTGTAAAAGACGGTAATAAGTTAAAATACCAAACTAAAGACGGTAACGAAATTAAAGAGTTCCGTAAAAATTGGAACCATGAAAAACTACAAATTGTAATTAATGAAACCGGTGATAAAGAAATCCAAGCAGATACAATCGTTAAAATGGCTGAAAATCTTATAAATAAAGACAACTTTGACGAGGATGTAGTAGATGCAGATGAATGATACAGATGTAGCTTTTTTTCATGATTTATATGACATGGTAAAAGCCTATACTGATAAAAAGGAACTAGAAGAAGCAACTGATCAATTGGTTGAAATTTTTGAAAATTACAGTTATACTATAGAAGATAGTTTACATAGTCTTAGAGGTTACAGTAAAACGCTCGATACTGTTCTTGATTCAAGATATGAGGAAGAGCTAGATGACGAAGAACCCGATGATTATATATATTAGATGTCCAATTGGTTTATAAAAGTACAAAAGGATTTAAGTAAAATTCCTGATTGTATTGATTATTTTAATGAAGAATTAAACAACATAGGGTTTGAAGTTTCAATGAAAGGTAATCTTGAAAAAACTTCAAGAGAAATGCCCGGTATTGTTGCACATAGATTTAATCAATTACAAGAACTTGAAAGTATATTAGAACATCTTAATATTGAAATGCGAAGAGAACGAACTAGATTATTTAGAAAATATTTAGAGCATTACCAAAGAGCATTATCAAGTAGAGATGTTGAAAAATATGTAGACGGAGAGCAATCTGTTTTAGACTTGCAAGGATTGATAAATGAGGTTGCCTTTGTTCGTAATAGATACCATGGGCTAATGAAGGCTCTGGAGGCCAAGCAATTTCAAATTAATAATGTTATTAAATTGAGAGTTGCAGGATTAGATGATATAACTTTATGATTGAACAAGAAACAGGACTATTTCAAACTATAAATGATGCTAGGGTTGAGGCAAAAAAAATTGCCGAATTTTATAATGAAACAGTAGTAGTAACAAAACATATTGACGGATTTGAGATCGAAATGTATCCAGAATGGGCAAATACTGACAAAGAAGTTGAACTTTTTGTTGATCCAACCGTAGAATTTAGGCAATAAATATAAAAAAAGATAAAAAAATGCCAAAAAAGGTTGACTTTTTGGTTAAAGATAGTATAATACATGTATAGTTAATAACAAGGCTAACACAGGCAAACACAGGAGACAATATGATACAGCCAGGAACGCAAGTAACGTTAACCGGGGGCGTGTACAGAGGAAAAGGAATGAGTGGAACCACTGGAATTCTTGTTAAAGAATACCAAAATTTTAATGCTCCAAAAGATGGATGGGATGGTTTTATTACTATCCGCACAGACGATAATAACATCCGAGTCAAAACTACCAGTTCAAATTTTGCACCTTACGTAACCCTTGAAGAAGGAGACACAATGGTTAGTGAAGCACCAGTAGTTGTTGAAAAGACAGACGAAGAGCGTATGGCAGAAATTAAAGAGCGTTTTGAAATTTTGGACGAAATGACTCAAGCCAGTGTAGACGGAATTGTACGTGGAATGGTTGTAACAGGACCTCCTGGAGTAGGTAAAAGTTTTGGTGTTGAGAAGGTACTGGAAAAGAACAGTATGTTTGATAAACTTGCTGGTAACGCCATTAAATTTGGTGTTGAAAAAGGTGCGGCGAGTTCAATTGGCTTGTATCAGTTACTTTATAAGTATGCTGATCCGGGAAGCGTTTTGGTACTTGATGATTGTGATAGCATCCTTTGGGATGAGGTTAGTTTGAACTTGCTGAAAGCGGCATTGGATTCCAGTAACAAACGAATGATTAGCTGGAATACAGAGAGTGCGGCACTTCGAAGAGAAGGTGTTCCAGAGAAGTTTGAATTTTGTGGATCCGTTGTTTTTATTACAAACTTAAAGTTTGATAAAGTAAAAGGTAAAATCAAGGATCACTTGGAAGCTATTCTTTCAAGATGTCATTATTTGGATTTGACACTTGATACAATGCACGATAAAATGCTTCGTGTAAAACAGATTGTTGCAGACGGAATGCTTCAAAAATACAACTTCAGTAAGGCAGAAGAAGAACAGGTAGTTAACTTTATGGAAGCCAATACTGATCGTTTGCGAGAAGTTAGTTTGCGAATGGTAACCAAACTGGCAGACCTTAAAAAGATGTCAGAGCATCGATGGATGACACTTGCTGAGAATACTTGCATAAAGCGAGGATAAGCAAGTTTCGAAGGTGCTGGTGTACCTAACTTGGAGCCAGCACCTTTTTTTTTGACAATTAAATGGATTGCATAATAGAAATAAAAGACGAAGTAAATGTTAAGATACACAATTTAAATCTAGTAACAAGGCGTAAACTAGAGAAAAAGTTTAAGTATTTTATGCCTTATGCTTATCATGTTCCTGCATATAAATTAGGTCGTTGGGACGGTTGTGTTAGTTACTTTAGTCCTGGCGCAGTTACTTACCTAAATCTTCTCGAAGAAATCATTCCAGTACTTATTGATGAAGGTTATCAAATTAATGTAAAAGATAATCGCGAATCCACTGCATTAGATTTTATTACAGTTACACAAGAAACTCATAAAGATAAAAAATGGCCTAAGGGTCATCAAGAGGCAGGCAAATCAATTATACTAAGAGATTACCAAGTTGGTATTATAAATCAATTTTTATCACAACCACAATGTTTACAAGAAATTGCAACAGGAGCAGGTAAAACACTTATTACGGCTACATTAAGTCAGTGTGTAGAGCAATATGGTGGCACTTTAGTTATTGTACCAAACAAGGATTTGGTAACTCAAACAGAAAAAGATTATATTAATTTAGGACTCGATGCCGGTGTGTATTACGGGGATAGAAAGGAACTGGGCAAAACCCATACAATATGCACTTGGCAGAGTCTTAATGTATTAGATAAACGATTTAAAGATGGTGAAAGTGAATTAGGCTTACATGATTTAATAGATGGTATTAGTGCAATTATTGTTGATGAAGTACATATGGCAAAAGCAGATGTACTTAAAAGATTA